CCCGAGTTCTTCCTCGACGACGAGCTCGCGTCGTGCCCGCACTGGGTGCGCCTGCTGTTCGTCGGGCTGTGGCTGATCGCCGACCGCGAGGGCCGGCTCGAGGACCGGCCGGTGCGGATCCGGGTGCAGCTGTTCCCGCACGACCAGGACATCACCATGACCGCTTTCGACGGCGGTCTCGACCAGCTGGAGCGGATTGGGAAGATAAACCGCTACCAAGTGGATGGGGTAAGGCTGATAGAGATCCCAGGATTTAAAAAACATCAGCGCCCACACATCAACGAGAGGGGTAGTTCACTGCCAAAACCGCCTCTAAAGCCACTTTTCCCCACTTCAGCACCTACCATGGCAGTGCTAGAGCACAACCAAGGTTGTCGGGAGCACGCTGGGAAGGGAAGGGAAGGGAAGGGAAAGGAAGGGAATAGGGGGGAAGGGGTGCCGCCGACGCTTCTAGGTACTCCATCGGAACAACCATGGCAGTCCGTCGCCGGAAAAAGGCGGTCTCTCTCCCCGGACGAGTTCGCGGAAACCTACAGAACAGCACTGAACGCAGCCAAGGCCGACGGCTGCGATGACGCTACGGCCCGCCAGAGGGCCACAGAAGCCGCAGAAAGAGCGAGGCGAGTATGAGAGGCCGGATGTCGATCGGGAAGTTTATACGGGCAACCAGGGAGGCCAGAGGGCTATCCAGGGCCCAGCTGTCGAAGGTCTGCGCCGAGCGAGGGAGCCGTGTTCACCCGAATGCGATCTTCAGGCTGGAGACGGGCAGGGGGGACCCCCAGCAGTCGACGATCGAGGCGGTGATGAACGGCCTCGGACTGCGGATGGAGTTCAGAGATCGATCAAACCTCGAGGTCGGTGTGATGCGACGAATGCGAGGTCAATAGCGCACACGTTGCACAGGCTCCCGCACTCCTGGGGGGAAGTCCTCTGCGAGAGAGTAGATAGAGAAAAAACCACCAGGCGATACACAACGTGTGCATGGTGTGCAAGTCACATGAAGGGCTACGTCAGCTGATCGCGGTGTAACATCTCGAGCGTCATGGCGCTCACGGTACGGCAGTCCAGGTTCGTCGAAAACATCCTCGCCGGCATGGCCCAGAAGGTCGCGGCCGAGAAGGCCGGCTTCAGCAAGAAGAGCGCAGAACAGCAGGCCGTGGCGCTCATGAAGCTTCCTGAAGTTGCAGCGGCGATCAACGAAGCGCTTCGCCGAAGATCGGATCGCGTAGAGGTAAAGGCTGACGATGTTCTGCGCGAGCTCGCACGCATCGGCATGTCCGACATGGCCGAGGCGTTCAACGACGATGGGACGCTGAAGCCGCTGGTCGACATGCCCCTGGACGTTCGCCGTGCGATCTCGTCCGTCGAGGTCGAGCAGATCTTTGAGGGCCGCGGCGAGGATAGGAAGTGCATCGGCACGCTCACCAAGGTCAAGTTCTGGGACAAGACCCGCGGGCTCGAGATGCTGGGCAAGAATCTCAAGCTGTTCACCGAGGTCCACGAGCACCGTCTCGGGAAGGGCCTCGCTGATCGGCTGATCAAGGCGAAGGCTCGTGTCTCGGCGCGATGACACCGTGAGGATCGCGTTCCCCAAGAACACGGCCATCGGTCTACGCGCCACCGAGAACCCCGAGTTGCGCGAATGGCTGCGCCAGGTCGAAGAGAAGCTGAACGAGACCATGCGTGAGATGAAAGTTGAGTTTCTGCTGTCGAATGGCGGTGCTCTGTTCATTGGCAACGACGGCACCTTAACCGTCGTAGACGGGCATCAGATCCTCGACGAGTCCAAGTCTATGTGCCCCGAGGATTGGGATGTCACATCTGGCTGAAGCTCTCACGCACGACGAAGAGCTCGACAACCAGATCGCGTTGTGCGAGCTCGACCCTCTCAGGTACGTCGAGTTCGCATTCCCGTGGGGCGAGGAAGGAACTGAGCTCGAGAACGAAGCCGGGCCAAGGGCTTGGCAGCGTGAACGCCTCGAGGAGATCCGCGACCGCCTGAAGGCCGGCAGCTCGACGACGGCCGGCGTGATCCAAGAGGCGATCCAGCTTGCGACAGCATCCGGTCACGACATCGGCAAGAGCGCCCTGGTCGCCTGGTTGGTCCTGTGGGCGATCTCGACCAAGGTCGACACCCGCGGCGTCGTCACGGCCAACACCGACACGCAGCTCCGCACGAAGACCTGGCCGGAGGTCGCGAAGTGGCACCGGCTCGCGATCAACGGCCACCTGTTCGAGCTCACGGCCACGCGCATCTGCTCGAAGGATCCTGAGCACCGGGAGACCTGGCGGATCGACATCATCCCCTGGTCCGAGCACAACACCGAGGCGTTCGCCGGCCTGCACAACAAGGGCAAGCGGGTCATCCTGATCTTCGACGAGGCATCGGCCATCCACGACGAGATCTGGCGCGTCACCGAGGGCGTGCTCTTCGACGAGAACACCGAGATCATCTGGGCGGTCTTCGGCAATCCCACCCGGCAGAGCGGCCGGTTCCGAGATTGCTTCGGCAAGCTGCGTCACCGCTGGTCCGCAAAGCAGATCGACGCCCGCACAGTCGAGGGCACGAACAAGGCCCAGATCGCCAAGCTGGTCGAGGACCACGGCGAGGACAGCGACGAGGTCCGCGTCCGTGTCCGCGGGGAGTTCCCGCTCCAGGCCGAGTACCAGCTCATCAACCAGCTGCACGTCGCCGTGGCCCGCCGGCGCGAGCCGTTCTTCGACCGCCACCAGCCGATCGTCGCCGGCTTGGACTTCGCCCGCTCGGGCTCGTGCGAGACCGTGCTGGCGTTCCGGTGTGGGCGAGACGCGAAGAGCCTGCCCTGGTTCACCTGGAAAGAGAGAGATTCGGTCAAGCTGGTCGGGAAGGTGTCGGCGGCGCTCGAGGATCTGCGCGGGAAGGGGCTGCGCGTCCACACGATCTTCGCCGACGGTGGAGGTTTGGGCGGGCCGATCATCGACATGATGACGCACCGCGGATACCCGATGCACGAGGTGCTGAACGGATCGCGAGCGACTGACGAGAGACAGTTCGGGAACAAGGGTTCCGAGTGTTGGGCCCGCATGCGAGACGCGATGGAAACTCTCGCGATCCCCGATGATCCCGTGCTCGAGCAGCAGCTCGTTTCGCGCAACTATGTCTGGAACCCGAAGACCAACCAGTTGACACTTGTCTCGAAAGACAAGATGATCAGCGAAGGCGAGGAATCCCCCGACCGCGCCGATGCACTCGCTTTGACGTATGCCGAGTTCATTGTCCCGGCAGTAGACATCGCAGCGGAGACGCAGCGACATCGCACGGTGAACGATCTTGACGACGATTCACCGTGGTCCAGGGGGAACTGATGGCGATCGCCTACTCACCCGCAATCCTTGAAATGCTCGAGCACTCATTCGACTGCCGAGATGCGTTAACGACGGCAATCGACGCGAGGCCGGCGCTGATAACAGCGCTCAACAACGCTGTCGGCCAGCCTGCGATCGACGCGGCGCAAGCCGACCTCGACGCGAACAAGGCCGAGATCAACTCGCAGATCGACAACATCGTCTCGCAGGCATCCGAGGCGTATCAAAGCGAGCTCGTAGGGCAGGGCGTATCGGCCGCTGTGGCGGCCCAGATGGCGCTCGGGCTGGTCTACGCGATGACCTTCGCGCTGATCTACTGGAGAATCGAGTAATGGGCGGCGCACCGCGCATGCCCCCGCAGCCGGCTCCCCCGCCGCAACCGCCAAACCTGTTGGACCCGACCGTGATGTTCAAGCGCCAGCGTGAGCGCCAGAAGGCACAGCAGGCCATGGGGCGCAACTCGACGATACTGACCAAGCCTCTCGGGTCGAGCTATCTCGCCGCCTCTCGACCACTGGGTGGGTGATGGCCGAAGCCCAGCAGGCACCGCGCCGGCTCTCTAACACCGAGGTCAAGGGCAAGCTCTACCGGATGAAGGACGAGCGGCGCAACAACAAGCGCCAGTTCTTGAAGCGGTACGAGAAGCTGAAGCTCGAGGCGAGCTCGTGGACAGCCCACTGGCGCGACATCGCCGATCACACGCTCACTCGCCGCATGCGCCTGTTGTACGACTCAGGCCGGCGTAACTGGGGCGGCAAGGCCAACAGCAAGATCATCAACGGCACGGGCAAGCGGGCGCTCAGGATCCTGGCCTCCGGCATGATGTCGGGCATCTCGTCGCCGGCCAGGCCGTGGTTCCGGCTGAAGCTCCAGGTCGAGGACCTGATGAAGGTCGAAGCCGTGCGCGAGTGGCTGCACTCCGTCGAAACGCGCATGCGATCCATCTTCGACGGGTCGAATCTCTACAGCGTCCTCGGTATGACGTACCGCGACATCGGGGCCTTTGGTGTCGCCGCGATGACGATCGACGAAGACGATCAGGATGTCATCCGATGCTTCTCGCTGCCCATCGGCAGCTACGTCATCCAGAACAACCACCGCGGCGAGGTCGACACGATTTACCACGAGCGATGGATGACTGTCGGCCAGATCGCGGAGCAGTTCGGCCTCGAGAATGCCAGCGAGCAGCTGAAGGCGAGGTGGATGTCCAACGACATCGACGAGCAGGTCCGAATCCTGCACGTCATCGAGCCCAACGAGAAGTACGACAGCACCAGGCTTGGCTCTGAGGGCATGCGCTACAGATCGGTGTGGCTGGAGTTCGATGGAGCCGACGTTCCCGGCGAGCCGCTGTTCGAGGACAACGGCTTCAACGAGTTCCCCGCCATGGTTCCGCGGTGGGACATGACCGGCGACGACACCTACGGCGACTGCCCCGGCATGGACGCCCTCGGCGACATCCGGGCCGTCCAGCAGCTCGAGAAGCGCAAGCTGCAAGCGATCGACAAGATCGTCACGCCGCCGATGGTCGCGCCGGAAGTGCTCGAGCGAAAGCACAAGTCCCAGCTCGCCGGAGACGTGACCTACGTTCCAAACGGTGTCGGGGCTCAGAAGTACGAGCCCGCCTACCTGGTCGATGGACGTGTGGTGATGCTTCGCGAGGAGATCGAGAAGCACGAGCAGCGGATCCTCCAGGCGTTCTACGCGGACCTGTTCCTCATGCTGGCCTCTATGAACCAGGCGCAGCCGATCACGGCTCGCGAGGTCGACGAGCGCCACGAGGAGAAGATGCTTCAGCTCGGGCCGGTGCTCGAGCGGCTGCACGACGAGCTGCTGACGAGGATCATCGACCGGACGTTCGAGATCATGCTGCGCCGAGGCATGGTTCCAGAGCCCCCCGCCGAGCTCCAGGGCATGGACCTGAAGGTCGAGTTCATCTCGATCCTGGCCCAGGCCCAGAAGCTCCTCGGCACGATCGCCGTCGAGCGCCTGGTTGGCTTCGTCGGTTCCACGGTGGCCGTATTCCCCGAGGCCGCGGACAAGATCGACATCGACGCTACGATCGACGAGTACGCCGGCATGCTCGGAGTCAATCCCAAGCTGGTCCGCGAGGGCGTCGAGCTCCAGCGGATCCGCGATCAGAAGGCCCAGCAGGCTCAGATGGCCGCGATGGCGCAGATGGCGAAGCCGGCGGCCGATGCGGCGAGCGCCGCGGCCAACCTGTCGCAGGCCGACGTGAATCAGCCCGGAACGATTGACACCCTCGTTGGAGCGCTGACCGGATGACGAAGAGCAAGCCCACGCCTGACGAGATCGAGCCCGAGATCGAGCTCAAGGAGCTCACCGAGCTCGGCCCGGCGGCGGACCCTCGGAAGGCCGCTTCGTCACGCGAGAAGCAGAAGCTGGCCGAAGAGCAGCGCAAGCTCGACCTGGTCGTGGTCATGAGCTCGCCCGCGGGCCGGCGGGTCATGGCCGAGATCCTGCGCTCTTCGACGATCGACGAGCTCGCGTTCACGCTCGACGCGAAGCAGACAGCATTCAACCTCGGGCGTCAGTACACAGGCGAGGTGCTGCGATCCCGCATGCGCCGCGACTGTCGTGAGCTGGTGCGCCTGATGGAAGACGAGGAGATCGACGGATGACCACAGCAGTGGCAGAGAAGACCGGAACCGACGCCGGCATACCCGCGAGCAAGCCCGCGGAGCCGGCCGCGGCTGTGAGCACGCCCGCGGAGCCCGCGAAGCCCGCGGACACCGCGGCGGCTGAACAGAAGCCGGCCGATGGTGCCGCGGAGGCTGAGAAGCCCGGCGGAACCATTCTTACGACGAAGCTGGACGCCGAGGGGAAACCCGAAGAGGCGAAGAGTGAGACCGAGAAGCCGACTGAGATCGAGTACGACATCAAGGCACCGGAGGGCGTTGAGCTCGACAAGGCCGCGGTGGACGAGTTCGTTGATGAGGTGGCGAAAGCCGCGGGCCTCACCAACGAGCAGGCCCAGGCGGTAGTCGACTACGGCGTCAAGCGGCAGGCGAAGCTCGAGGCGGAAGGGCAGAAGGCCCTCATGAACGAGATTCAGCTCGCTCGGGACGCCGAGTGGGCCGAGCTCAAGAAGCACCCGGAATGGGGAGGGGCCAACTGGGACAAGACCCAGGCCGAAGCGGCCAAGGGCTTCCTGAAGTTCGCCGATCAGAAAGAGATCGAGTTCATCAACACGCACATGCTGGGGGACCGAGGACCCATGATCACGCTCTTCGCCAAGATCGCTCGAGCTTTCGGTGAGGGCTCGACGTTGGGCAAGGGCACCAATCACGCTGGCGTAGGCAAGGCTACGACGCATGAGGACACCCTGCGCCAGCTGTACCCCAACAGCCCCGAGATGTTCGGGGACACCAAGGAGTAATCTCACATGGCTACCATCAACAACGGAGACCCGACTCTCCTCGACATGGTGAAGCGCACCGACCCTGACGGCGCGATCGCCAAGATCGTGGAAGCGCTCTCCAAGAAAAACCCGATCCTGATGGACGCTGCCGCGAAAGAAGGCAATCTCGCGACGGGCCACAAGTTCACGTCTCGCAACACGCTGCCCACCGTCGGGTGGCGTCAGTTCAACAGCGGGATCGCGGCATCGAAGAGCACGACCGAGCAGTACCAGGAAGTGTGCGGCATGCTCGAGGGCTTCAGCTACGTCGACTGTGGACTGGCAGAGCTCAACGGCAACCAGGCCGCATTCCGCGCTTCGGAGGACATGGCCTTCATGTCCTCGCTCAACATCGAAGCGGCCCGAGCTCTGATGTACGCGAGCACGTTCACGAGCCCGGAGCAGATCCACGGCTTCACGCCGCGTTTCGACGTGCTGGCCGGCCCGACCGGGACCGGCGCTCCCAACGGCGTGGGCCAGATCGTAAACTACGACGACGCCTACTACGGCGGCGGCACAGCGAGCGCCAACGCAGATCAGTCGAGCATCTGGTTCATCTGCTGGGGGGCCGACACCGTCTCGCTGATCTACCCCAAGGGGCAGAACGGCGGGCTGATGTCCGAGGACCTCGGCAAGCAGATCGTCGACGCCGGAGCTCCCAACCCGTCGGGCGGAACGCCGAGCGGCCTGAAGTACACGGCGTGGGTCACCCACTGGAAGTGGAACCTCGGGCTGTGCGTTCAGGATCCGCGTCAGGTCTCTCGCGTCTGCAACATCGACCAGAGCGCCCTGCTCGCCACTCCCGGTACGGCTGACGCCAACCTCGCCGCGATCGTCAACGCGATGATCACGGCCTACTACAGGCTCTACGACCCCACGGTCGGAAACCTGATCATCTACACGGGGCGGCAGGTGGCCGAGTTCCTGCACCGCGGAGCGATGGCGAAGGCCAGCGGCATGATCTCGATCGGCGAGTACGGCGGCCGGCCGGTCACCACTTTCATGGGCTACCCGATCCGCGTCGTCGACGCGCTCGGAACGTCCGAATCCCTCGTGGCGTAGGAGAAAACGAAATGCAGAACGACGCACAGAATCTCATCGCGAACGGGATCACCGTCGCGAACATCCCCGGAACGGCCACCACGCTCGGGGATGCCGTCCCGACCACGCCGTGCAAAAGTCTTTACCTCGGCGGGACGCGCAACCGACGCCTCGGCGACATGGATGTCGAGGCGTTCATCCACAACGCTGCGACGGCTGGCGGAACCAGCCTTCGGATCATCCTGTACGTCTCGGAGTCGGCCACGGCCAAAACCAACGCCGTCTCCGTCGCGGATTCGGGTGTGATCGCTCTCGCCACGATGGCGAACGGCTATCGCTTCCCGTTGGCGATCAACCCGTCCATGAAGCTCAACTCCTCGGGCTCCGCGGCTGATCTGTACCTGATCTCGGAGTTCATCACCGTGGGGACCTTCACCGGGACGGCGAAGCTCACCATGGGTCTCGTCCCGCACGAAGGCGTGCAGACGGCTCAGGTGTAGCCATGCCGAAGCACTGGGTGAACCCGACGCGAGACTTCTACAACAAGGGGACGTACTACGCGAAAGGCAACGTGTTCGTTCTCCCCGACGACATGACGCCTCCCCGTGGTTCCTTCGAGGTGAAGCCCGTCGAGAGGGATCCCGTCGCGGAGGCGTTGGCCGGGAAGCCCTTCACGGTCATCAGCGACAAGCCGACCGGAGGGGCTGATTCCGAGCCCGAGGCGAGGTCCAAGGGCAAGAAGTAGCACCAGGCACTGAAGTACCGGGCCCGCCCTCGAAAGGGGGCGGGCCTCTTCGGAGGTGATCATGGGCAAGAAGGTCGACCGGGCGATCGAGTCTGTGATGAAGAGCGGTAAGAGCAAGAGCTCTGCGATCGCCATCCTGAAGAGCAAGGGCGTGATCCACCAGGCCGGCAAGCACCTCGCCGCGGGGAAGAAGAAGGGCAAGTCGTGAAGGTGCCGTTCTTCATACCGTCGAAGCGCGACGACATGTCGGATCGGATCGCCAAGGCCCAGGCAAGAATCGATGCCGACATCAAGGCCGGAGTCATCGACGAGCGCGGCCGGATGACGGACAAGGGTCGCAAGATGCAGGAGCCGAGCGCGTTCCAGGCAACGGCCGCGAGACGCGCCTCGAGGAACTACTACGAGGGCGTCGACGACCAGCGATACCGGGACGCGATGTTCGGCAAGCGCAGCGCGAAGACGGGCATCCTCTTTTCTCTCGACAAGCTGGACGCTGCCCTGAAGATGGATGAAGAGGTCCGCAAGGCCAACGGTACGGAACTGTCGGAGCGCGAGAAGGCGCTCCGGGCTGTGTGGCGTCAGCCGCACCAGAGGTGACTATGAAGGGCAAAGACTACGGCCCAGGCTCGATTTCGGCCAAGGCCAAGGAGAGGCGCGACAAGCTGGTCGGCAAGAGCCAGAGCGCCAAGAACATCGAGAACCGGCAGGGCTACGAGGCCACCGAGGAAGGGTTCTCCCGCGGCGTGGGCAAGAAGAAGCCCGGCAAGAGCTACTAGGCCATGACCCGCGAGAACATCTGCAACCTCGCACTGAGCCGCATCGGTGTCCGCTCGCGGATCTCGTCCCTTTCCGAGGGTTCTGAGGAAGCAAACCTTTTCGACCTGGTCTACGACTTTGTCCTCGAGCTCACACTCGAGCAGTCGCCGTGGAGCTTCGCCCAGGAGCGTCGAGCTCTGCTGCTGCTCGAGGAGCAGGACAGCACCGAAGAGTGGACATTCAAGTACCAGGTGCCAGCGAACTGCGTCAGGCCGCTCAGAATCGAGAGCGCCGGCGCACGGAACGTAGCCCAGGATCAGCTCGTCAAGTGGCAGCTCGAAAGCGATCCCGACGGGAACAGGAAGATCATCCTGACCGACGAGGAGGATGCCGTCCTGGTCTACACGCGCAGGGACGTGATCGCGAATCTCTACCCGGCCCACTTCGTGAGCACCCTCGCGTGGAACCTGGCAGCTGAGATCGTTGGCGCGATGCCTGGCAAGGCCGACATGGGCGAGTACGCCATGAAGATGGCACGCATCGCAGCGTCCGAGGCGGGCGCGACGAACGCGAACATCATGGTTCCAGACAACCAGCTCGACTCAGAGTTCGTTCGTGTCCGCGAGGGATAATCGATGGGCCAGCACGATCCACAGCGCACCATGGTCGGAGGTGAGCTCGCTCCCACGCTGCACAACCGTGCCGACCTGGAGCGCTACAAGCAGTCCCTCGAGCTCTGCGAGAACTTCGTTGTCCATCCGCACGGAGCGCTGAAAAACAAGCCCGGATCCGAATACGTCGCGGACTGCAAGCTGCAAGACGGATCGACGGTTCGCCTGATCACGTTCCAGCCGAGCGCCGAGGAGAGCTACATCCTCGAGGTGGGGCACGAATACATCAGGGTGTTCGACGATGACGGCCCTGTCTACACAGAGCCCAATGAAGAGCTCGCGTTCAACGACGTGACACCAAGCGGCGGCCACCAGGGCTACAACGACACTGTCAACCCGACGTACTTTGCCCAGAGCTTCGTCGGTGACGCTGTCAACCCGTTTGACATCGGCATGATCGCGTTCAAGATCAGAAGCACCTACGGGGAGATCCCTGACGATGCGCACGTCGCGATATTCACTGACGACGGGAGCGGAGGACCGGGCGTCCCTGGGCTCCCGCTTGCTGAAGTCGCCGGCCTGGGGTTCGAGGATTTCCAGTCGCTGTGGGACATAGGCTACAGGGACCTCCCATACGCCAACAACGACGGCGTGTTCAAGTATTTCCGCCTGAAGGACCCGACGGCTGGTGCCGCGGATTTCCCGGCAGGGACGATCCTGCACGCCGTCATAAGGGTCGGACCAATCGTGGCCGGAGGACCGGCGCTCATCAACGTGGACTATTCCGACGGGGATCTGTTTCTCGACGGGTCTTTCTCGAGAAAGGCTAACTTCACGGGTGGCGTGTGGGCAGCCGGAGCTGCTGGTAGAGATCTTTGCTTCGGTGTCTACAACAACGACCAGGCTGCGCTCGTAGAGCTCACGACGCCGTGGTCGGCCACACAGCAGGATGACGTGGGGACCGATTCTCAGGTCTCGAGGCTTGTCTTCACTCAGTCGGTCGACGTGATGACGATCTGCGATGGCACCGGAGCAACGCTGGCCTACGAGCTGAAGCGGTACGCACGAACGTCTTGGGACCTGATCGAGCTCCAGCGGTTCGTCAGCGTGGGAGAGCCCGACCTGGTCGAGCTTGACGGAGCAAGCACTCAGCCTACGGCGGCCCCCACGAGAGTATGGCAGTACGCCGTGGCCGGCGTAACCGTGGACGGGTTCGAGGGGCTTCCAACGCTTTCCGCGGAGTTCAACGTCGGAGCGGACATCTCTACGGTCAAGCCCATCGTGCTTTCGATCACAGTTGGCGACGAGGTCGTCGACCACTATGCGGTCTACAAGGGTCGAGATGGGACGTATGGCTTCATCGGCCAGGCTAATCTGCCACGCGCTACCGCAGAGGCGTACAAATCGGGCTACAAGAACGGGTACGGCATCTATCCCGGCTACGACGAGGTATTCGCGGAGTACCGAGCAAGGAACAAGTTCAGGACACGCGCCGAGCATGAATCAGCTGTCGCTGCCGCCGATGCGGCCGGCAAGATCGCCGGAGCCGCCGCCGCGGCCGCTGCGCCAAATGTCGTCACGCCCAACGTGAGCACTTTTCTTTTCGCGGACGAGAACATCGCGCCCGACTACACCGACCAGCCACGCAACGGGGCGAACCCGTTCACCGAGGACGGAGGGGAGAGGCCAAGGGCCGTTGCCTACTTCCAGCAGCGCCGAGTGTTCGCGAACCTGATCGGAAGGCCGGACACGATGCTCATGTCCGAGGTGTCGGATTACAACAGCTTCCAGCGAAGCATCCCGACGGTCGACGACGACGCGATCGAGGCCACGCTGGCGCAGGGCTCTCTCAACGAGATCAGGTTCCTGGTGCCCCTGCGCGATCTGCTCGTCATGACGACCGGAGCGGAGCACATCCTCACCGGGGGGAACAAGCCCGTCACGCCGTCGAACATCGACGCCGCCGCGGTCAGCCACCGGGGCGTTGGCACGCTCCATCCGCTGGTCATCGGAAACGTCATCCTGTTCAAGGACATCGGCGGCGCGATACGCGAGTGGCTGTACGAACAGACCTCCAACGACTTCCCGGCCACCGACGTGAGCCTGCTCGCATCACACCTCTTCAAGGACGAAGAGAGCGAAGAGCCGATCAAGATCACCGAGTGGGCGCTTCAGACTTCTCCGATCCCCGTCGTCTACGCCGTTCGGGCCGACGGCATGATGCTGGCGTTCACATACCTGCGCGATCAGAACGTAGCCGCCTGGACACGTCTCACGACCGACGGCAAGTACCGATCGGTAACTCAGGCCAGGACGAGCGAGTCCGAGGGCGAGACAATCTGGACCGTCGTCGAGCGAGTGCTCGGAGGAACGAAGACGTGGGTGGTGGAAAAGTCGAAGCCTCGCAACGAGAGGCTGTCGCCGTTCTCGGACTGCGCGGTCGTGACGGAGCTCAACTCGCAGGCTCGAGACGGTGAGGCGTTCACCGGAGACACGAACTGGGAGTTCATGTACGGCACGCCCACATGGAGCATCGACACCGCGGCCGAGCTCGTCGACGGCGCGATCTGCGAGATCAGGGTGCCCAGGCTCGAGATCGAGGGTGCGCTTTACGACCCGACCCCGGTGCTTCCAGACTTCGCCGACACCGAGAAGCGATGGATCGTTCTGCGCGACGAGGACGGCAACCGCTACACGATGCGGATCCTCGAGTGCCTGGTAACGACTCTCGGCGTCGACTACGCGACCACGTTCCGGGTCAGGCTCGAGAACGACATCCCCGAGGCGTTGAGCTTGGCACCCGAGGGCGCGAGCTGGGAGCTGGGGGCCAAGGTATTCGACGGGCTCGATCACCTCGAGGGCGAGACGGTGGCGATTCGCGCAGACCGCGGCAGCCATGCGCCCCAGGTGGTCACCGGGGGCAAGGTGACGCTCAACCTGATCGCGAACCGCTTTGCCGCCGGCCTGCCGTTCGAGTCGACGATACGCACGCTGGCCCTCACCTCGCAGCAGATCGACATCCGCAGCAACAACAAGATCATCAACAAGGTGGGCATCGACGTACTGCGCTCGAAGGCGATCTGGGCGGGCGAGTCCCTAGACAACATGACGATGAAGAAGCCGCTCATCAACGACCCGGCCCAGCCCGAGACGGGACGGATCGAGGTCAGGCCGGCGAACAGGTGGAACAAGAGCGGGCAGTTCTACGTTCAGCAGCGCGACCCAGTCCCCTGCACGCTCACGGGCTTCAGCCCCGAGGTGACCGTCGGTGGAGATTAAGTTCATCAAGCCCACGCCGGAGCTCGCCGACAAGCTCGCGATTCGGATGCGCGAGGACGACCTGTTCGAGTGCCTTGACGCCGGCTACGGCACGGGCTTCGAGGCCGTTCACGAGTCGATTCGCAGAAGTCACGAGAGCTGGTGCTGCACCGTCGACGGCGAGGTCCTGGCGATCTTCGGCGTCATTTGCGACAGCCTGCTGTCGCGCACTGGGACGCTGTGGCTGCTGACATCGACCCTGGTCGACCGCAAGCCGAAGACCTTCGTCAAGCACGCTCGCCTCGCGCTCAACGCGATGAGGGCCCGCTGGCGCGTCCTGAGCGTCGGCATCGGAGGCGGTCACGCCAGGGCGATCAGGTTCGCTCAGGGGGCAGGGTTCGAGTTCAAGGGTACGACCGGCAACCCGATCACGGGGGCACCGTTCATGCTGCACATCATCGGGGGATGACATGGCACCAGCGATTCCAATCATCTCGCTCGTCGTCGGCATCGCGGGCACGGCCTATTCGGCCTACGCGCAGAAGCAGGCCGGCGACTTTCAGTCGGCGATGGAAAAGCGCAACGCCGAGGCCGCTGAACGCGCAGCTCGTGATGCCGCGGCCCGAGGGCTAAACGAGGGCGTCAAGGCGGCGCTCGCCGGCGGTCAGGTCCGCGGAGCCATCCGAGCTGGGTTCGGGGCGTCAGGAGTCGAGGTGACCAGCGGATCGCCCCTGGACGTGCTGTCGGACGCGGCGATGTTCAACGAGCTCGACAAGCAGACGATCGCCAACAACGCCGAGCGGGAGGCACACGGCTTCCGGCTTCAGGCCGGCAACTATCTCGCGCAGGCTTCGGCGTCTCGATCCGCCGGCCGCTCCAACGCGGCCGGAACCATCCTGTCGGGCACTGCATCGACGCTCGGCAACTACTACCAGATGCGCTGATGAAAGTACCGACGATCACAGAGCCGTCCGTCTCGAGCATCCCGCTCAGGGAGCCCGAGATCCGCATCAACGCCGGGCCGGAGTCTTTCGGCGCAGCGATCGGCCAGGGCCTCGGCGTCGTGTCGAGAGAGCTCGGGCAGGTCGGCCTCGAGATCAAGCGCAAGCAGGATTCGAGGAAAGTCCTCGAGCTGACGGGGATCGCGACGGAGGCAAACAACAGCGTTGTCGCGAAGATCAAGCAAAAGAAGATGAAGGAGGTCGAGGGCCTTGAGCCCATCGCGCAGGCGCTGCTCGAGAAGAACATGGCCGCCGCGCTCGCCGGAGCTGAGAACGAAACCCAGAAGCTGCTGATTGAGGAAACGCTTCGCCGGCAATCGAGCGCCATCATGCAGACCGTGCGCGAGCACGAGATCATCGAGCTCGACAAGTACGATCAGTTCAGCGCGGACCAGCTGAACGAGAAATCGAAGGACATGGTCAAGACCGACCCCATGAACTTCCAGCTCGTTCAGACCGCGGAGGATCAGGCCGCGGCTGCGATGGGCAAGCGCTGGGAGGGCAAGGTCTCTCCCGACGAGCTGAAGCAGATCCGGGCCGCGGCGGCGAGCGGAGTCAGAGCATCACAGCTCGAGGCTCTGCTCGCGCAAGGCAAGGATGAGGCGTTCCTCACGATGTACCCGCAGGTGAAGGACAAGCTGGTCGGTGCCGATGCTGACAAGTTCGCTAAGATCGCGACCAACACCTCCGACCTGAACGTCGAGCAGGCTCTCACCGAAGTCTTCTTCACCGAGAACCCGGAGAACGAGACCGCGGCGCTCGCTCGAGCTCGAGCCTCGCTCGAGGGCAAGAGAGAAGAGAACGTCATCCAGGCGCTGAAGGTGCGCTACGCCGAGATCAGATCGGCGGCGAAGGAAGTGCAGTCGGCCGACCTGGACGAGATCGGAAGGATCTACAACGAGAGCGGGTACTCTCTGAAGGGCGTCCCCGGCGACCTGTTCGCTCGAGTGAACGCACACAACCCGGATGTTATCAGGGCCTTACGAGATCACGAGCTGCAAGCGGCGAACCGATCCGCCACGGTCAAAACCGATCCCGTCTCATGGAGCCGCTGGTACAGACTCACCGACGCGCAGAAGCTCGATCCGAAGAACGACCCGCTGAACTGGGTGAACGTCTGGAACGAGGCCGACTTCCAGAAGGCCGTTGCCATCGTTGCCGACATCAAGGCCGAGCGCAGCGGGTTCAAGAAGCAGAAGCCGACCTACACGCAAGCGGACATCAACCGAATCGTGACAGGAGAGTTCACCAGGGCCTACGGTGGTACGACTGGCGACGACGCGGCGAAGTTCAAGATCTTCCAAGACATCGTTACTCGACGGATCGAGCATTACCAGGTTGCGAACAACGGCGCGGTGCCTCCGCTCGAGGGGCCAAACAGCATCGCGGCGTATGTGGCCTACGCTCTGGCCGAGGGCGCTCGAGCCGGCGGATGGCGCGGCGTGGTCGGCATGAAATCGCCGCGGCGATTCATGGCCGAGGAGAAGGGCTTGCCGTTCCAGCCGAATGACCCCAACCAGCCCCAGCAAGACCCGCTCGAGGTGAGCGTCGTTGTCCCCGACGAAGACGCGGCGGCAATCGCCGATGCCCTCGAGGCCGCGGGCAAGCCCGTGACGCAGGAAGCGATCCTCCGCATCTGGCGCAAGAGCCAGGAGAACAAGAAGTGAGTGAGCTCAAGGAGGACTACGCGCAGCTGGTCGCTGAGGACAACGTCGACGAGCAGCCCGCAAACCCGTATTCGGACATCGTCGCGAAGGAAGCCGAAAGCGAGAGCCGGGACCTATGGGGCAACATCCAGGTCGCCCAGGAAGAGGACCCCGACAAGTACGCGCAGCTGTGGCGCGTAGGCCGCGAGCTCGGCGTGGACGGGGCGTCTATCAAGGCCGCTCAGATCAAGGCCGAGCGCGTGGCCGACTACAACAAGATGGGTCTGGACAAGATCGTCCACCAGACGCCAAGGCTCGCCGCGTGGTTGGACAACTACGAGAACGCGAGCATGGCGCACGACGATCTCCCGACGGGGGCGCTCCAGTCCGTCTACAACGCCTGGACGGACGGGGCCAACCAGGTCAAGTTCAGCTACCGCGCCTCGAAGCTGCTCAGTGAAGGGATCGACCCGACGACCGACCCGGAGCTCATGGAGCTCGAGCGAAAGATGGAGTCCGGTGCTCGTGGCATCGAGGCCAGCCGCCGGCCGCTGAAGACCGTGCTCAAGGGCGTCCAGGTCATGCCCGGCATGCTCGCCGGCATGGGGACCGGGGCCGGCGTTGGTAGCACCGCGGCCGGCACCGCTGTCGGCATCGGCCAACCCGAGCTCGTGCCGTTCGCGTTCACCGGCGGCATGGCGCTCGGATCGGCCTACAGCACCTCGATTCAGGAAAAGGGCGCGGCGTATTACGAGTTCGTCAAGGAGATGAAGGATCGAGGTGGACCCGTCGACCTCAAGGCTGCTGCCAGGGGCGCGGAGGTCGTGGGGGCGATCAACGGGCTCATCGAGGTCGGCGGGTTCGCCGCCATGCTGGCGTTCCTGCCCGGCCTGAAGAATTTCCTGCCCGGCGAACGAGTGGTGACACAGCAGGCGATCCGCAAGCTGGTCTGGAACAACATCAAGGGGCTCGGCAAGGAGCTCGTCTCGGAGTCCATCCAAGAGGGGGCGCAGCGCGTCGTCAAGGACACGACCAAGATGGTCACGCTTGGCGATCCCGTCGAGGCGGACCCGCTCGTCGACGCCTTCGTAGAGGAGAGCGTCGGGGCGCTCGAGTCCTTCGCTCTGACAGTGGGGCTCGGTGGCGGCGCGAGCCTTTACGGAGACATCGCGAACCACAACGCGGGCGCACGCAACGAGGCCAGGTTCCGCGAGTACGGCCGGCTGATCGAGCAGGCGAAGCTGGCGAAGCGTGCCCCCGAAAAGGTGGCCGAGCTCGCCGACATAGCCGTCGACGAGGGCCATCCCAAGACCGTCTACGTCGGGACCGAGGAGTTCGGGAAGCTGTTCCAAGAGAAGCTG